TTAAAATAATTAATGAAATTACTAAGTTAAAAACAATTGATTAAAAAAAGAAAGGGTACTTAATTAGTACCCTTTTTTACTTTCTTAATTTTACCATTTACTTTCTGCCATACATCTTTTAAATAGTTTTCATCAATGTGTGAGAATAACTCTTTAAAATTAACCCAATCCATACTTAAATGAATTGGGTTAAAATCTATTTTATATCTCATTAGATAGTTACTTGAATTTCTCCTTCAAATCCACTTGATGGTAATACTTTGAAAGTCACTAAATCTGCAGCAGTTTGTGCAGTATAAGTAATTTGATATTGACCATCTATAGAAGTTGATTCAGCAGTTGTTACTGAAAATGATGCTGCATCAGTATCATTGTAAGCTGAAAAATCAGCAGTAACTAAACCTACAACTGGAGCTGGATTAGATAATAAACCACTTCCATAATCAGAGTAGATAGTAACAACACTTTGAGTTGTATTGCTTGAAACTTCAAATAAATTAACATCTAATAAGCCATCAATTGTATTTGGATTAGCACCTAAATCTTCAGTTGATAAGATCCAATATTTAGAAACTTTTAATAAGATATCAAAATCAAATTGAATCATTGCTTTTGCAACACCATCTTCGTTAGTGTCTTGATAGATAGCATCCCATCCACCAATTTCGATAGGGTATAAATCAGTACCATCTTTCAATCCTCTTAAGTTACCATCGATGTCAAATAAGTAAACTCCAAATTTTGTACATGATACACCTTGCAATTTACCTACAAATGCACTTGGCACTTCAGGAATAACCGCTTTAAATGATTTAATACCATCAGCAAGTTTGTATTTTGAACCATCTTTAAAAGTTTCAAATTTACTTTCTGCTTGAGGTAACTCAACATCTTTTAATCCATTTACAGGATATAATCTTTTTGATTTATCAGTTAACTTAGTTAACGCTAAAATATCAATTGGAGTTGATAAATCAATTTTATTTCTTGTACCATCATTAGCAACTAAAGGAACTAAAAAGAAACCAGTAGTTTTTTTAAATAATTGGAAACAACTTGCTAAACCAGTGTTGTTGAATCCTTGACCACATAAACAAGCATCTGCCATAATCTATAATTTTAAAATTAACATTTACAATTTTTACCACTTTTATAAATCGGAAGTGTAACCGATAATTCTACACCTGACAAATTATCATCAATAATATTTTCAAATACACCACTTTCATTTTCATTTCCAAAGCGTGTAATTGTACGAGTATTATAAGCATTAGGTAATTCAAATAATACATTGTTTTCAATAACTCGTTTTATCTCATCTTTTAACGCAATCATTGGAGTAACAACATTTAATCTATAATCACTTGTTAAATACTGACTTGGATTATTATCATCTAATAAATAGAATCTTAAAGTAACATCACGTTCTTTTGATGACTTTAAATTATATTCAGTTTCATTAATTGATTCAACTAACCAACATAATGGTAATTTAGTTCTATTGTCCTTTCCTCTAAGGTTATATTCGTTATTAGCGTTAATCTTGCTACCAAATATAAATTTAGGCTCTTTAATGTCAAATATTTCACGTTTAGCAATAGATGTTACTCCAGTAGGTAACTTTAAAGTTACATTACCATTTTGTGAAATAGATATTACTTTATATTCTCTATTTAATGAATCTTTAATTACTTGATTAACTCTGATCCATTTATTATTACAAAATGTAACTACTTGATTACCTCCTGATGGTGCAGTAATACTTTCAACTTTTATAGTGTTATCTATATTATTGAAAATCTCATCTTGAACTAAATCGTAAATATCTATCATAAAAAGTATTCGTATTTAATCACTTGACCATTAAACGTAGGATAATCATTTTCGTTTTGAAGAATATAATGTTGTATTGCTTTGAATGACTCAAGTGATTCATTGTATCTATTTGTTAACCATTGGTTATTAAACATTACTTCACTATTTTCTGCTTTTGATTTTACGCTACCAATCGGAGTTTGTTTTACAACATTATCTTTAGTGTAGTTGTAATATACAATGCCTAAAATCAAATCTTTCATTCCATAAGAAAATAAAACTTCGTTATCTACATCAACACTTAAAGCATTGTAAATAGTTTCATATTTTGCAGTTTGAGGTACATTGTTAACATCTAAATCAGCAATGAATAAATTATATAATTCAACTCCTAAAAGTTTCGTTAAATACATCTTTTCATAACGATCAATATAACTATCAATTAAATCAGTATTGAATTGCGTAATGCTTAACTCAAACTTTCCTACAAAATCACTATTTACAACTATGCTCATTACTTAATATATCCTAATTTCTTAAAAACCTTTGCTAAATCAAAATGCAATTTCACTTTTAAACCAGCATCTAAATGCTTTGATTTTCCAGTACAAATAAATTCAACTTCCCCATCAAATTTATCTAAATCTACATTTACTTTAACCTCGCTATTATTGATTATTTTTTTTGCCATTTTAAATAATATAAAGGGAGTATATTTCAACTCCCTTAGTTAGTATTATGGTTTCTCAATAGCTGCTTTTGCAGTTGTGAAATCTCCTTTAATTAATACTGCTGTATCATTAGCAGATACATATTGAGCAAGTCTTTTTTCAACCAACATTGTTTTCTTGTTGTTGATGAAATCTGAACCATCTAAACCAATTTGTAATGCTAATTCTTCTCTGAACAATACATTCAACACTGATAAATCTCCACCGATAAATTCATTAGCAGTAACTGCCAAAGATGGGATAACTCTTAAACCATCGATTAATAAACCATCAGAATCAGCCCAACGTGGGTAAAGGTATTGACCATCCAAAGTAGATTTTAATGTTTTCATCAAAGTCAAAGTTTGTGGATGAACGAACACTGCATTAGGCATTCCGTTTGCCTCTTGACATTGAAGAGATAAAGCAGAAATAACATCAAATTCATTAGCATTGTCAATTTTCAAAGCAGATGTACCACCAGTAAAAGCAGTTGCATAAGTTTTAGCACCTTTAAGATTATCTCCTAAACCATCTCCAGCTAATAATTGATTTTCAGCAACGATATCCATTCTTTTCATCAAATTGTTTTCAATGTAAGAAATCAATTGAGGTAAATCAGCCATCATTTCAGTTGTTACTTTACCATAAACTGCAATTTTCTTAACTGACATTGTAGCTTCTTCATAACGAACAGATAATTGAGTTTTAGTATCTCCCTCTCCTAACATTATTGGAGTACCTTGTTGATCTTTTTCTTCAATCCAATAAACTTGGTTACCAGTTGTTCTACCTACTGAAACATTTGCTAAATAACGCAATTCTCTTTGTCTAATTGGAGAAACAACTCCAGTAAACTGAGTAATTGAATTGAATGATGAACCAGCACCAATAGTATTATCTACTTGCATAGACACTGCTGCTTTAACTTCAATGTTAATTGGTGCAGATTGTCTTCCGTTGATCGCTTGATCTAACTCAGCTCTTTTTTGTTCAAAAGCATCTAATAATGCATCTTTAATTGTGGTAAATCCTTTTTCTTCCACTTTGTTTTCTTTTAATGATTTAACTTCTAACTCAAGTTCAGAAACAACATCTTTCAATCCTTTTGTTGCCTCTTCTACTTTTACACTTACTTTGTTTTCAACTTCCGTAGTTTCAAACTCTCTTTTTTCAACTAAATACGCATCTCTTTGTTCAGATGTCATTTCATTTAGTTCATTTTCACTTTTGTACACGAACATTTAATAAAAATTTAAATTTATACTTTTTTTAACTTCTTGAGTGATTTCTTCAATCGGCTCATTTTTCATTTCTTGAGTGTCATTTGACGGCTCAATATTTTCAACTTCTTTTTCTATTTCAATTTCCATCACTGGAGTGCATTCATTTGAACCTTTAACTACTGCACTTCCCTCAATTACTTTTGCTTCAGTTACTGCCCAAAAGAAACCTTTTTCATCTGCTACTTCTTTATTTGCAACAAATTTGTAGTATTTATCCCAGTTGTCTTTTTCTGCTGAATATTCTGCCTCATTTGAATTAATACATAGATATAGTTTAACATATCTCATGCCAACGGAATGATTATAAACACGACCTTTTTTATATAGATCAAACATAAAAGGATTAACATCTGCTTTGATTTGAGTATCAAATATTAATGCTTCAGTATTTCCTTTATAGTTATAACCTAAAGATTTAAATGTCATTGTTTCAGTATATGCTTTTAAACCATCTTTTACTGAATCAGCAATAATAGAATCAAATTCCATTTCATGTTCTTGTAACAAATAAAGAACTTTTGTTTCACTTAATGATTTTGCCCATAAATTAGGTATGTGGCAATCCATATGTGAATCAATTAAATTAGTTGTATTTATAACTACTTTTGCTTTTAATATTGTAGGATCTTGTAATTCTAAATTAATTCCCTCTTTATTAACTTCGCTTTTTTCTAATTGATTAGATTCAACCTTATTAAACACTAAATCACAATGCTTAATTACATTCTTCTTTTCAGCAATAATTAAATCTTTGTTCTTAAAAACTTCTTCAATTGTCATTTCTTTACAATTTCGTTATT